GGGCGCAATCGGGGGCGCCTGAAACTTCGTCGAAACGAGGTCTGCAAGCATCTCCCGATCATCAACGGGCCGCGGCAGGCTGTCATTCACGTTGAATGCCTCCCCAGGTGCCGCCGCGCTCCATACTTCAGGCGCCACGGCTCCATAGGTGGGCGGGTAGGCGTAGGTATTGACCTCGTCTAATTTTTTGCCCTCGAATATGAAGGTGCGAGGGTCCTCCGCGGTTACGTCGGTGCCCTGATTCAGAGATAGCCCCCAGTTGGTGTTTTCATCTTCAACGGTGATCTCATAATCATCATCCGCAATCTTGTCATCAAGCACCGCCGAGGCGGCCGGTGCCGGCCAGTCGGTCGGCAAAAATGTTGCTTCCAGGTCTGAAGACGGAAATCCTTTGTACTGAACCAATACCCGCCATCCTGCCATCTTTGTAATTTCCTCCACGAGCGTTTTCTCGTTCCGATTGCCGAGACTCATCAGCAGGTCTGTCGAATCGAAAGTGACCGTCAAGGGGCCGCCTTGAGCGTCATACTGGACCTCATATTCCCAGAGTTTGCTGGGCATCGAATAGCCGATGTTGTTCTCATCAAGGATGAACTGAAGCACCCCTTTCGGCTGATAGAACTCGCGGCTTTCTTCAAAAATCAAGTCACCCCGGATGACCTGCGCCCTCACATTTTCCTGCGAGACTGTACCGAGTTGTGGGGGCGTAAACGAGCGCTCTAAGAGTCCCCAGAACTCCTTCGGAGCTTGATTGATGATGGGGAATGTCCACGAGCGATCCTTATCGTCGTAGAGCACGTCCGACATCACCACCGCCCCGTTCATCAAAAGCGTACCACCTGGTCGTTCCAGCTTCGCCCGGTAGGTGCCCTCTGGCAGGCTCAGTGGGTCGGTGTAGCCAAGAATCTCGTTTTGTCCGTCGGCCGCAGGACCGATGCGCATAGGCATATCTTCCAGCTCCACGTCAAGCCCGCGCACGCGCCGGTCTATGGTGTCCACATCTATCAAGATGCGATCGTCTCCATACACGTAGTCGGTCCCGGTGTCATGGTCTCGAATTGTGAGTTTAAGCGGGCGTCCCATGAAAGACCAGCAGTGTAGAGTACAAAAAAAGCAGTTAAGCTCTTGCGTCCTAGATGAGTGAGCGTCAAGTATCGCGGGCGCTGGTACGAGCCTGGAGGTCCTGCCCGGTTTCAACTATGTCTCGGGCCCCTCTTGGGGGCACACGGAGGATCAGCGGCCGTTCAGCCAGTCGGTCGGCCACTCGCTCTGCGGTTTGTTCTGACGCGCGGTCGGCCGCCTCTCGGGCCACAGCAGCCGTACCCCCACTAGGCGACGAAGCTGTTCGGGTTACCTCTGACACCAGTCCCCCCGTCGCGTACCCGGGCACCCCGGCCACAGATTCCAGGTCCGCACGGCTCGGCGCCCGTGTGGCGGCCTGGTGGATCGCCCGCATGGCATCGACACCGAAGGCGTTCACCACCTCGGCCGGCATGACGTACTCCCCGCGATGGACCACGCCGGCCGGCGCCGATCGGGGGCCCGCGCCGGTGTAGCCGCCTTCGTCGAAAGAACCGATCAGCCCACCCACGGCGGAGATGCCCGCACCGGCGGCGGGATTGGCAAGCGCCACCGCCGAGCCTACGATCTGGAGAACCTGGCCCAAGAGCTTGTTTGCTTCAACTTCTCCACGCTCGAACGCGCCGACGAGAGTCTCGCCGAGCTGCCCCGCCAAGCGGATGCCTTGGGCGAGTTGTGTATTCATTTCGCTCCCGGAATCCGCTACGCCAGCGCCCGCCTCTTCGGCTGCTTCTTGCCACTTCCGAAACTCCTGCTCCGAAATCTCGCCACGAACAAATGCCCGGCGTGCGGACTGGAGCAGCTGCCCCCCAATTTCGCGCCCGACCTCGCTGAAGCCAGCCCGGTTTGCGCGAATGGCCCGGGCGTACCGAACCGCAAGTTCGTCAGAGGCGTCCTGTAGCTCTGACTGAGGCGGGGGCTCCACGGACCGGATCTGCACGCTCGGCCCGGATGTGCCAGTGGCGTCTAAGACCGGCGTCTCGTCTGGAGTCAGTGGGGCTTCCGACTCCGACCGAAGGGCCCGAATCCGCTGCTGTAGGCGTTGGGCTCGCTGGCGGAGCTCGTCGAAGGCCGGGTCGGTGCGGGAAACGTCCTCCTTTTCCTTGATGAGCTGCTCGAAGGCTTCCCGGAGGGTTTGGAGCTCTTCCTCAGCCGCCTCGGCCTCCGTGAGGTCGAAGATCGGGCTCTCTTGTTGCGCCTGGAGCTGCTGCCGGACCTCCTGAAGGCGGTCCTCAATGGAGCGGGCGAGCGCCTCGGGGGTCTCGCCAAGGGCCTCCAGCGGATCGGCGGCGATCCGGCGGAGGGCTTCCTCGCTGCTCTCCACCTCCGAGACGACGGCCTGAAACGCCTCTTCACTGTCTCGGATGTTGGCGGTCAAGAGCGTTTCGACGTCGACACCGGCCGCCTCAAGGACGTTTCGGAAGCGCTGGGCCTCCTCACTGCTGCCCCGAAGGGAGGCCTGGAGGTTCTCAATCGCGCGGAGCTGCCCGCGACGCCCAGCCCCTTCGCTCAAGATCGTGTCCGTAGCCTCTCCGAGGCCGTCCCCAAAGAAGCCGGACACGCCCCCGAGCGCTTCCTCTAGAAGGTCCTCGTCTTCTTTCAGGGCCTCCAGGTCTCCGCCTAGCGCCTTCAGCACGGCCGAGGCTTCCTTCGCTCGATCCGTAAACGACTTCGCGCTCTCCTCGGAGTCGGTGAAGAAGGACGCCAGCTGTGGCCCAAAGGACACAAGCAGCGTCACGGCGCCAATGACGCCGGCCGGACCCTTTAGCGCAGCCACGAGAGCGCTGAGCGCCCCGCGCGTTGAACCCGTTTTGGATTGAAGTTGGTCAAACTGCTCAGCCATAAGGGGGATCTGATTGGCAACACCAATCAGACCGAACTGCGCGTCCTGACTTGCTTGAACAAGCTCGAATCCAAGATTATTAGCAGAAGATCGAACACTCGACTGCATCGNTTGAGTCGAGCTTGAAACCCTGTCGGCCGCCGCGGCTGTGGCACGCAGTTCTTGCTCTGCCTCCTCGGCGCTCGTGGAGGCCAGCCGCATCTCCTTGCTCACCGTATCGCCGAAATCGGAGCTGGAGGCTTCCGCCTCGCCGACCGCCTGCTCCACCCGCTCGATGGAGCTGATCACCGCACGGTCGCCCTGCACCTCGGCCTCGACGGTAAAGGTTTCGCGAACGGGCATGGCCTCTATTCACTGTGAATAATTCTAGGTGTCGTACTTCTTCTCCAGAGCATCTTTCTTCGCCTCCACGTGAGCCCGGACGTCGAGGTTGAGGCGGAGCGTTTCCTCGTAGGGCATCTCCATGAGCTTCTGGTAGGAGACGCCCGTCGCGTCATCGAGGGAAGCGACCACCTTGCCGAGGTGGACGCTGAACGGGTTGCCCCCTATTGATTGGCTGGCTGGGATGTCGTGCCGCTCGCGGTGCCCATCAGCCGCGTCAAGTGCCGCAGCCAGCCGACAAGAAAATTTGCGAAGCAGACCTCCACGACGTCCGTCGGAATTTTGCGGGCTTCCCTCTCGGAGACGTCGAAGAGGATCTGGTTGAGCTCCACCAGCTGCCCGTCGTCGATCAGCTTGCGGCGAAGGCGGCTGGCGACCTCTTTGGCTTTTTCCGGGGCCACGTCTTGGTCGGCGCCGGCCTGCATCTGGTCGGCCAGCTCCGAGAGGCCCGACGGGGCGGCCCCGGCATCGGCGCCCGAGGAGAGCCCGTCGTAGGCCGCCTCGAAGCCCGCCTCCCGGAGGAAGTCGTGAAACCGCACGACACGGCCGGTGGTGAGGGGCGCGATGCGCCATCCCGGATGCAGCCAGGCGGAGAGCCGCTCGGCCGCATCCGACAGGCGCTTCAACAGCTGCCTCCAGAGCTTCTTGATTGTATCCATGAGACCACTGGGTCTACTGGGGGCTATCGGTTACGACGTGGCGCGGGTCGACGTGTAGGCGTCGTCCTTCCACGGGGCAAACTCACTCGGCCAGCCGCCCTGCACGTCGATGTTGAGGGTCTCCCGGAGCTGGGGCTGGTCGTAGCTCGAGTCTGGCCCGGGCTTCGACGCGACCACCTCAAAGGAGAGGGAGCGCTGCTCCTCGTCGTCAAGCGTCTCCTCCCGGTCGGTGGCCGAGGCCGAAAGCCGCGGGAACGCCCGGAAGTCCGCGTACCGGTCGCCGCCGATCGTCTCGAAGTTGCCGTTTTGCTTTTGCGGCAGCGGGTAGCGGGCCTCCACGTACTCCGCTTCCAGCCATTTCACCAGCAGATAGAACCGGTCCCCGTTGGCCATCACCTCGTTGGAGATGACCGCCTCCTGGCTGTTTACGACCTCGCCGACCTCCGTGCCGAACTCGTCCTTCACGCGGGTGGCATCTCTCGATTCCGTGAGGGAGCCGCCGCCGAGGTTCTTGGCGAGGGGCTGCCAGCCGCCGCGGAGCCAGATCGGCTCGATGATGGGCGTGCCGGAGATGGTTTCTGAGGAGATCGACCCCTCCACCGGAATGGAGAGCTCAGAGCTCTCGTCGTCCCACGTCGGCTGGTCGGCGACGGTAAAGATGCCGTCGTTCGACGAGGCGTCGCGGACGCGAAACTGGCGGCCGGGCACGTAGTCCGGGGCCCGGTCGACGCCGATCACGATGGCGTCGCCCGTGTCGTCGAAGGACGTGATCTCGTGCTGGAAACGGCCGCCCCAGATGGCGTCGGCCTGCACGTCGGTGATGCCGACCTGAAGCAGGGACGATCCGCCTTTCGGCAGGGCGTTGCGGGGCTCGGGAATGCTGACCTGGGACATTGGGTAGGGCCTCTCGGCAGTTGGTTAGAGGGTCGTGTGAATGAGCGAAACGTCAAAGCGAAGCAGGTGCGCAAGGCGGCCGGCGCTATCGAGGTCCACGATCGGCTCGGCCGGCGGCTCCGGCTGCATGAGCTCGAGGCCGGAGGGCCAGCCCTCGACGCTCGGGTGCCCCGGCTCGGCCGGGTCGGGGCTCCCGCGTAGCATCGGAAGCAGGCCCTCTTCCCCCTCCACCAAGCGCTCGTACTCTTCTTGGGAGCTCTGCGAGTACGTGTGCGCGTCTTCGTATTCAAGCCAGAGGCTCACCTGGAAGGTGTGCTCGACGCGGCTGGCGGCCCCCTCAATCGTCTCCACGGTGCGGGAGCTGCCCTCCGCGGCGTAGTAGGTCTCGAGGTAGTAGGCCGGGTCGCCGATGATCTCGTCCTGGGCCCGCCGGCCGGTGCTGATGTTGCGGTAGCGGGCGTTGGAGTTCAGCCCAGGCCGCACGGCCGTCAAGATCTCTCGGCACAGGTCCGTAAGTGCGAGCTGCTTCTCGCGCCGGGTCATGCGAAGGGGTGCCTGTTCAAACTACTCTTCGTCGATCGCTTGCCGGATCGCCTCCCGGAGCACCGGCGGGGCCGCCTGCTGGAGCTCCTCTTTCCAGTCTTCAACGGCCGGGCTCAGGTAGGGCCGGGCGGGAATGTCCATCTGCCGCGTGTGGCGCGTGACGGTCACGTCCATCGGGTAGGCCGAGTCCGGGCCAAAGCCCTCGGTCATGGTCCGGCGGTGCGGCCGGACGTCGACCGATCCCCGAAAGCCCTCTTCATGCACCTCGGCGTAGGGCACGCGGCTGCCCTTGATCAGCCGCACGGCCGTGCCGGTGATGACACGGACGCGGTTGATCGACTCTGGGGCATTTCGGCCCGTTCGGGCCCCGGTCAGGCTCCGAGCGAGGCGCCCGGTCATGATCCGGAGCGTATCGGTGCGGTTGGGCCCGACGGTCACGTCACCGCGGCCGGCCGCCTTGCCCGCATCGCGCATGTACTTGCTTGTCGCAATCGCCCCAATGCGGACGCTGCCCTGCCGCAACAGCTCTTCGGCCGCCTCGACAACGTTCCCCAGCAGGTTGCGGGCGCCCTCAGAAAGGTCGTCCGGCGTGTCGGCCATGGCGTTAAGCGCTGGTCAGGAGCTCGTAAGAGGCTGCGTCGACGTCGGGCTCGAATGCACGTGGGACCGGTCATGCGGGCTCAGGCGGCCGAGTTGCCGCTGGATGTAGGCCGGGTCGGTGCCTTCAGTCACCACTTCCTGCCCGCCGATCGTGCGCGTCGTGCGCCGGCCCAGCTCGTCGCCGCGCTCCGACAGCACGTGCAGCGTGAGGTTCACCGCCACCTCCGTGATGTCTTGGGGCAGCGTGGGCGGCAGCTCGGACAGGTCGCTCATGCCGCTGGGCGTCCCCGTCGGAAACTGATTCTCCAACTGTTCAGGGGAGGAGAGCACCTGGTCCGGGCGGCTGTAGCCGGCCACGTACCGGAGCCGTCCCGGCTCGGCCCTGGTTTTCGTGAGCCGCCCCTCCAACTGCACCTCTGCGCCAGTAGGCCCTTGCACGACCGGGCGCTCGCTGGCGTAGGTCCACACGCCCTGTCCTCGGGTCGTGTCGTCAGTCATCCAGTCGTAGGTGCTAACCCGCTGGGTGACCACCTCCGCGATCAGTACGCGGCCGAGTTGCTCCCGTAGGAAGCTGCTTACGCCGCTGATGACCGCCCGGGCCTCCTCCCGGATGTCCACAAGGCCGTTCACCACCTTTCCAGTGTTGGCCTCGTAGAGACGCTTGAATGTAATCAGGTTGCGGTAGGCCATAGGGCGTGATTAGCCCTTGTTGAAAATCTGCTCGTCGGCCGGCCGTATCGGGCGAGTCTGGTAGGACCCGCCCGTGGTCACTTTCCCAGCTCCTCGAGGTAGGCGTCTCGGGCCTCCTGGGCTTTCTCTTCGGAGCTGAACGCCTTCGTGGCGCCGCCCGGAAGGTGCTGAAATTCGGTCTTGGGCGCGGCGATGATGTCGCCCCGTTCGTAGCTGTATCGGGTGGTGTCCCCGTCGTCGCCAGTCTTCCCGGCCGTCTGGCCGGAACGCTTCATGAGGTGGTAGTAGGTCGAAGCCATGGGCTCAAAGCCGTGCGTGTGAGAAGAATGAAACAGCCGCCCGGGCGGGCCCCGGGCGGCCGCGAGTGGTCAGTCTCTTCCAGCGGATTAGCTGGCGGCGGTCTCGAGGATCGAGAACGCGTCTTCCCAGGCGGAGGGCACCTTGAATCCGACCCGCTCGGAAATCCGGAGGAGCGAGCCCTCGGCCTGGAAGGCGTTGTAGACGATGTCGCCGTTGGTGTCCTGGATGATCGCCTCCTCGGACACGTCGGCCGTCACGCCGCGGCGCTGCCCCAGAAGGGCCCGCTGCGGGTTGCCGAAGATGGCGAAGGGCTCGCCGGCGCCCACGTCGGTGGCATCCGGCATCGCTTCGCTCGTCTCGACCGGGTAGCCCAGAAGCCGGTCGGGCTCCTGCCCCTCGATCGTGCGGTGGAAGATGCGGTCCCCACCGCCGGACTCGATCTTTGCCACGAGCGAGAGCACGCTATCGGACATGATCCAGCGGCCGTTCATCTTGCGCGCCTCGCTCAGCTGGTCACGCATCGACCGCAGGTTGTCCTCAGTCACGGCGTCAGAGGCGGTCGTGTTGCCGGTGGCCGCCGTCACGGTCTGCGCGCCAGACAAGTTGAGCAGGCCGGTGAAGCCGCCATAGGTCGAGGAGCCGTCCCCCAAGAGGCCGGCCTTGTCTTCCTTCTCGGCGATCGACTCGGCGAACTGCTCCTGCACGGCTGGCAGAAGCGAAATCGCCATGTCCTCTTCGAGCTCGCGGGTCCAGGACGTGATGCCCTTGAGGCCCTTGTTCACGAGCTCCTCCTCACCGAGCTCCAGGTCGGACTGCTCAATGTTCGCGCCCTCGTCGGTCCAATAGGCGACCACCTTCCCGAGGACGTTCTTCAGGTCGATGTCCTTGCTCGACATCGGCACGGTCCGGAAAAGGCGCCGCACGAGCCCGAAGTCCTCGAGGATGACGAAGAGCTCCGCAAGAAACGGCTTCGGCAGGAGGTACCCGGCCGAGGGCGTGTCCGACGTGGAGGTCGTCTGCAGGCGCTCCTGCACGTCCGTCAGCCCAAGAGCCGAGACGTAGGCCGCCCGCTTCGAGTCGGAGAGGCCGGCGTCGTCGAGCACATCCACGGCCGCCTCAAGCTCGCCGGCCACCTGGCCACGGCTCATCTGCGCGACCTCGCGCCGGAACTCCTGCATCTGCTGCTCGGCTTCCTGCCGGGTCGTGGCGCCGATCCCGTGCCGCGCCTCAAACTGCGCGCCGCGGGCGTGGAAATACTTCACAGTGCGGCGCTTCCAGGGCTCGATGATCGGGCCGATTACGCGGGTCCGGCCGCCGGACTCCTCCCCGGCGTTCGGATTGATCCGCTCGTTCTTCTCGGATTCGTCCTGCCGGTCGGCGCGGATGCGGTCCATCGCGGCCTCGACCTCCTCGTCGGTCGGGTCGGCGGAATCGTCGAGCTCGCGCTTGACCTCGTCGAGGGTGACGACCTGCTGGTCGCCGGTGTCGGTGTCTTCTTCAGTCTCTGGCATAGGTAGGTGTCAGTTGCGATTAGGCCATTCCGAGTTTGCGCTTGGCGATCTCCTCGGCCTTCTGCCGGCGCTTGCGGCGCTGCTTTCGCAGAAGGCGGCGGGCGTCTTCGACTGTGATCACCCGCGTCGGATCGCCGGAGGCCCCACTCTCGGGGTCGTCGTCGGTGGCCTGTGAGCCGGAGGGGCTCTTGCCCTTGGGGACCGCATCGGCAGGCCCGCCCTCGGAGCTGCGCTCGGAGGAGGAGCCGGACGATTCGGGCGCCTCGGGGGCGACCTCGTTCAGTCGTTGTTCGAGTCGTTCGATTTTGCGCTCCAGACGTGAGGCCACCGTAGGGGAGGCTTGGCGGCTGGTCACGTCGGCTTCGGGGTTTGAGGCGATCGGGACGAAGCTCCATTCCCGAAGCATCCAGTCGTCGTATCGGTAGACGCGCTGCCCATTGCGCTCGGTGTAGTCGCCGTCGATGGGCATGAAGCCGATGGACGCTTGGGTCAGCAGGCCCTTCTTCACCTTCCGGTACCAGCGCTCGACCAGCTCGTCCTCGTGGTCCCAGGCGCTGTCGGGCACTTGCACCTGCAGCGCCCCGCCCCGCATCTGCGGTTCTGGGCTCTCCCCCGCCAGAAGGTTCATGTCGTGGTTGATGAAGAAATTTCGGCTGAACCGGCGGTTGCCGTGCTCCAGGCGCATGCCATCCGGGTCGACGATCGTGCCGTGCGCGTCGACCGCGTCGGTGTTGATGATCACGGTCGTCGAGGTGCCATCCGACGACCGGCGCACGTCGGCCTGGTACGTCCGGCGCTGATACTCGCCCAGCTGCGGGCCTCGCTTCTCCAGCTCGGTGTGGACGGCCGGCGCGCCTCGCTCCTCGGGGAAGTCCTCAATGACCGTCAGGTTGCCGGCCCGGTGGACCGTGACGGACTCGGACTCCTCCCAGCCGTCCTCGCCCGGCTCGTAGTGCTGAATGCGGTAGACCGGGTTCTCCTCGCTTGCTTCAAGCGTCGTCTCTCCGTCTCCGGGGGTGTCGGACGTCGCCTCCCCGCTGGTCACGACGCTATCGATCTCCCCGTAGCGAGTCGCGTTGCTTGGCCCCCACGTGACGAGGGTGCCCTCACTCAAGTCGTCGGGGTCGGCCCGGTTTTCCGCCTTCCGCTCGGCCGCCGCCCGCTCCATGTCGTCCGCGTCGCCCTCGACCGGGACCCACTGTTCTTCGACCTCTGTCCAGTCGGCCGGGTCGCTGTATTCGACCTCCGGGGCGCCGGTGCCCTCATCCATGTAGGTCCAATCTGCTCGCCAGTAGCGGTCCGTGGCGCGGTTCACGACAACGAGCCACCCGCTGGCCTCCGTTTCGCTAGCGGCCGTGAGGTGCACCTCGGGCACGAGGTAGTCCTCGTCGGGCATGTCGTCGAAGCGGCGCCAAAAGCTCCGGCTCACCTTCTCGAGCATCTCGCTCACGTCGATGCGCGTCTCAATGCCGGCCTCCGGAAGGCGCTCGTGCCACCCATCGCCCGCAAAGGCCGCGAAGGCGCGGAGAGGCAGCCCCTCTGCTCGGTCTTCGTCCTCACTGGCCTCCAGCGCCGCGATCTGGTCGTTGGCCGCGTCCTCGGAGCCGTGGCACCCCATAAGCTCGCCATCGGAATCCTTGACCACGGCCGTCTGGTCGTCGTCGCAGCCGTCTACCTCGGCGCCGTCGACTGTGCTGTAGGGCATGGGGCGAAAACGCGTATGCAAACAGAAAAAGGGCAGCCCTCCCACGGGTGGCGGGATGCCAGCCGCGGGAACGCTGCCCTCTACAAGAGCAGGATGCCTGATATGTCAGCCGGAAGCAGTCCGGCGGGTGCTCATAGACTACACACGGGCCAGGGCCGCGTCAAGTTTCAGGGCCCAACTCATTGCCTACCGAGCCTACCGGCGGCAGAACATTCACAGTGAATAACCTCCCTCACTCCGTGTCCCGGTCCAGCAGCGGCCGCCGTGAGCACCGGCAATTCACGATATTTGACGCCCGCCCCTCCTGGTCTCCAGGGTGCATGAGCTCTTCCTTCGGCTTGTCAAAGGTCCGCCGCACCTCGAACGGCGTGCCCAAGTCCCGCCGCTGCCCGTCGGCCTCGAAGTGCCCCTCCGACACGCGCCCGTCTCGCTGGGAGAGCCACGAGGACGCCTCGACGCCCTGCGCCCGCCAGGCGCGGTCCTGCGCCGTCTCGAAGGCGGTCGTGGTCGAGGTGGCCGCCACCCGCCGGGCCCGCGATCGGGTGACGCTGCCGGGCTGCTCCGGGCCCCCAGTGCCGGAGGCCATTTCGCGGAGCCGGGTCGTGATGTCGTCTGCTATGTC